CCGCACGTATATAGCGCTAAATCCGCTAAACGCCACGCGGCTAAGTTAAATCGAACGCCGAAATGGTTAACAGAAGAACACGAAAAACAGATAAGGTATTTTTACAAGCAAGCAAAAAGGCTTGAAAATCTAACGGGAATAGTGTTTCATGTAGATCATATAGTTCCGTTACAGGGTGTTAACGTTGGCGGGCTACACGTCCCTTGGAATTTACAGCTATTAACAGCTTACGAAAATATATCAAAAGGTAATAGACATGAGCAACGTTTGGGATTACTGGGAAGCTGGCTATAGGGTAATTAGAATCCATAAAGTAATCGATGGCGAGTGCGGGTGCGGTTTCCCAGACTGTCCACCACAAGCTTTGTACAAACATCCGGTACAACGAGGCTACCCCGCAACCCCCCGATGGTCACAGGAGCAGATGGAGAATCAAGAAAAAGCTGGCTTTTTCAATCAAGGTTTTGGTGTGCTGGTGGACGACCACCTAGTAATTGATATTGATCCGCGCAACGGCGGCGACGATTCCTATAAAAAGCTGTGCGAGGACACGGGTATAGATTTTATAAAAGAGTCTGGCTTCGTCGTTAATACGGGCGGGGGCGGCCAACACATTTATTTTAGTCACGATCCTACAGAGCCGCTTGCGGGTCATCTTAAAGATTATCCAGGGATAGATTTTAAATCTAGCGGATACGTAATAGGTTGCGGCTCCATGCACGCAAGCGGTAATACATACGAAAGAGAGAAGGGCTTTCCTGACGAGCTAATCGCTACACCCAAAAAAATTATAGACTTATTAACAAAGAGCTATAGCACTAATTCCTACACATCGGGAGGTGGCACCGCAAGCGAAAAAGAAATTAAAACCATGTTGGCCCACATCCCTAGTGACATAACCTATGAACAGTGGGTTCAATGCGGTATGGCGGTGCATTATGAAACCGGCGGCAATGGCTTTGATCTATGGGACACATGGTCAAGCAATGGAGAAAAGTATAACCAAAAAGAAATGTACCAAAAATGGAACACTTTTGGCAAAACCTCAACGCCGGTCACTATCGGCACCCTAATACACTTAGCAGAGCAGAACGGCTACGAACAACCCGTAACGTTTGAACCAGACTATCATAATGACGAAGTGCCGACAGTCGTTGATAGCATTACAAAAACAAAAGTTGATCTTCTTAAGCCGCCAGGTTTGGCTGGCGATATATGCAGGCTAATGGAAGGCACCGCATACCGACAAATACCTGACCTATACCCGATAGCAGCGCTGCACATTATGAGCCTGTGCGCCCCAGGGTCTTACACGAAATTTACAAAAAGACTAAACCTGTTAACCCTTGGAATAGCATTGAGCGCGGCGGGCAAAGAGGGGCCGCAAGACACTGTACGTACACTATCTGCAAAAAACGCCCTCGGTAAGTCGGTTTATGGTGGCGTGGGGTCTTTTAAAGAGTTTATTTTAAACCTAGTAGAATCCGACGGGGTGACACTGTATGCTGTAGATGAAGTTCATAGTCTTTTTGCGAGCATGAAGAGCAAGAATGCTAATACCTATGAGTCAAAAATGGAGGCGGAGATCTTAACAATGAGCTCTACGTCACTCTACACTTTCCGGGGCGCTGAAAAGCGTGAGTTTGCTGAAAAGATAAACAACAATATCGCACGCCTAAACAAACGAATAGATATGGGCGAGGACAATCTGCAAGATCAGGTTGACACACTAAACAAAAGGCTTGGTTACATCGAAAGCGGTTTCCCCAATCCGCATTTTAGCCTGATGGGCCACTCTACTCCGGACAATATAGACGGGCTTATCAACCAGCAAAACATAGGCAGCGGCTTGCTTGGCCGTATGCTTGTTGTACGCTGTAACGAGTACAGGGCAAAGCTTGACCTTGATAATATGATGCCGCAAGATCAGGTTGACAGGCTTGAGGAGGATATTGTTTTTAGTTTGAGAATGATAAAAGGTCACGAGGGGGAAATGCCAATAACGCCAGAGGCCAAGAAAACCCTTGACGAATGCTTGGAATACTACGAAGATGACGATCAGAGGAACCATCCAGCTATCGGCGCATTGTATGCCAGGTGCTATGAACAAGTTTTAAAGGTGTCGGCGATCCTAGCTTTAGGATGCAGAGAAGTTAAAAAAGAGCATGTAGACTATGCTTTTGCTCTTGTCGAAAGCTCTATTGCTGACATCACGTATCTGCTTGGTAAGAATAATTTAGAAAATGGCGGCCACAGCATAAGACGATCCGACGTTCAAAATAATGCTAAAGAGACGGTTATTAGGAATTGCAAAGGTCAAGGTAAGCCGCTGTCTGTAATAAAACAAATATTAATGAGACCTAAAGCCTTTAGGTCGTTAGCGGGCGAAGCAGAAAAGCAAGGGAAAGACATTATTCAAGAATTAATAGATAAGATGGTAGCCGATGGCGATTTGATTCTTAATGAAAGCAACAACAAAAAAAGATACAGGTCAGAAAAATAAACTTTTACTTTTAACAAATGTATCGCTAATATAACCAAAACAAACAGAGGGTAACAAAATGAAAGCTGAAGAATTAAAAGAGATTTTAAGGCTGCATAAGTTATGGCTTAAGGATAAATCTGATGGATGTCGTGCAAACCTAAGCCATGCAAACCTAAGCGATGCAAACCTAATCGGTGCAAACCTACGCTATGCAAACCTAATCGGTGCAAACCTAAGCCATGCAAACCTATACTGGGCAAGCCTACGCGGTGCAGACCTAATCGGTGCAGACCTAAGCGGCGCATACCTAAGCGGTGCAGACCTAAGCGATGCAATCCTAATCCATGCAAGCCTAAGCGATGCAAACCTAAGCTATGCAAACCTAATCGGTGCAAACCTAAGCCATGCAAACCTAAGCGATGCAAACCTAAGCGGTGCAAACCTAATCGGTGCAAACCTACGCTATGCAAACCTAATCGGTGCAAACCTAATCGGTGCAAACCTACGCTATGCAAACCTAATCGGTGCAAACCTACGCGGTGCAGACCTACGCGGTGCAGACCTAAGCTATGCGCTAGGTAATATGAAGCAAATAAAAACAATATCTTTAGAGGCTTATCATATTAATTACACGAAAGATGTTATTCAGATAGGTTGTGAAAATCACAGTATAGAAGATTGGAAAAACTTTAGCGACGAAAGAGTATCAGAAATGGACGGAGAAGAAGCGCTAACTTTTTGGAGAAAATACAAGGATTTCATATTTTCTGCTATAGAGTTAAGCCCGGCTGAGGCCTAATATAACCAAAACAAACAGAGGGTAATAAAGTGAAAGCTGAAGAATTAAAAGAGGTTTTAAGGCTGCATAAGTTATGGCTCGCTGATGATTTCGGAGGGGCGCGTGCAAACTTAAGCAGTGCAAGCTTAATCGGTGCAGACTTAAGCGGTGCACACTTATGCAGTGCAAACTTAAGCGATGCAAACTTAAGTGGTGCAAACTTAAGAGATGCAAACTTCTGCGGTGCAAACCTAAGCGGTGCAAGCTTAAACTATGCAAACTTAAGAGATGCAAACTTCTGCGGTGCAGACTTAAGCAGTGCAAGCTTAAACTATGCAAACTTAAGCGGGGCAGACTTAAGCGGTGCAAACCTAAGCGGTGCAAGCTTAAACTATGCAAACTTAAACTATGCAAACTTATACGATGCACTAGGAAATATGAAGCAAATAAAAACAATATATTTAGAGGCTTATCATATTAATTACACGAAAGATGTTATTCAGATAGGTTGTGAAAATCACAGCATAGAAGATTGGATAAGCTTTGATGATAAAAGAATATTAGAAATGGATGGAAAAACGGCATTAACTTTTTGGAGAGAATATAAAGATTTTATTTTTACAACTATAGAGTTAATTCCAGCAGAGTCATAAATAACAAAAACCAGAGGGTAATAGAAATGAGCATATTAGAAACAATAAGCAAGCCAGCCGGTAGGCCCGCAATAATCACATTGCTAGGCGACGCCGGTTTAGGCAAAACATCAACGGCAGCAACTTTTCCTAAGTCTATTTTTATCAGGGCTGAGGACGGGTTACAGTCTGTTCCTACTGACAGAATGCCTGACGCTTTTCCGATTATTGAAACCGTAGATAATTTATGGGATCAATTAAAATCATTAATACGTGAGGAGCACGATTATAAAACAGTTGTTATTGATTCGGTTACGGCTCTTGAGCGCTTGTTCATACAGCACATTGTAGATACAGACGACAAAAAGCCGAAGAGCATCAACCAAGCTTTGGGAGGATACGGTGCAGGGCTTGGAGCGGTTGCTACACTTCATCAGCGAGTAAGGAAAGCTTGCGGTTACCTTAATGAAAAGAAAGGTATGAATATAGTTTTTATTGCCCATGCCGACACAGAAACTATGGACCTCCCAGATCAGGAGCCGTATACTCGCTACACTATGAGGTTAGGCAAGAAAAGCCAAGCGCCATACACGGACGATAGTGACGTAGTAGGGTTTTTAAAACTAAAAATGTTTACCAAGGGCGACGACGGAAAGAAAAAAGCAATAAGTAACGGCGACCGTGTTATAGACTGCACGGCCTCTGCAGCAAACGTATCTAAAAACAGATATGGTATAAAAGAATTATTGCCGCTTGAAGAGGGTGTTAACCCTTTCACCGGTATCATTAAATCATTAAACTAAACTAAAAAAGGTAGAATAATTATGAGTAATTTTTGGGATATGTCAGACGGTGAAACCGTCAGCAACGACGGCAATTTTGAAATGGGCGGCGGTAATTTTGAGCCAATCCCCGACGGAACTACTGTTAACGCAATCTGTACGGATGCGCAGTGGTATACATACGAGGATACACCGGAGGTAATTTCTTTAAGTTGGGAAGTTTTGGAGGGGGATTTTAAAAGCCGTAAAATTTTTCAAAAATTAAAGGTTAACGAGAGCGACCCTAAGAAGTCAGACAAAGCCAAGAAAATGCTGGCGGCTATTGATGCGAACGCTGGCGGTCAACTGTTTAAGCTTGGCAAAAAGCCGGAGGATATTGACCTAGCCACTTGCTTAGCTAATAAGTCTATGTTATTAAAGCTTGGCGTTTGGGATATGAATGATAAAAAAGGTAATTGGGTTATGGCAGTCGCGCCATCTGGTACGCCGGTTAAGCAGCCGGTTGCGGCTAAAAAGCCTGATAGTTTTGATGATGATATTCCGTTCTGATAATAATAATAACCTTGCCGCTTCGGCGGCTTTTTAATTTATGGGTGATGAGATGATTAAACAAGGCACAGAAGAATGGCACAAACAGCGTGTAGGCATGATAACCGGCTCGCGTGTTGGAGCAATACTAGGGCTTAACCCCTGGTCTAGCCGTGACGATGTTATGCGCGAAATGGTGCGAGAGTATCACGGCGCTGAAAAAGAATTTATCGGCAATGTGGCCACGGCCCACGGAAAAGTAAACGAACCCAATGCTATATTTGAGCTAGAAATTGAACATGAAATAGAGGTGGAGGAAACCGGTTTCCATGTTCATCCTGATTACCCTTGGTTAGGGGCTAGTCCAGATGGGCTTATAGATGAAGACGCTGTAGCGGAGGTAAAATGTCCATACGGCTTGCGTAATGAAAAAAGACCAACGTTCAAAACACCAATAGAGCAGCTGCACTATCTAGCGCAAATGCAAATTGAAATGGCTTGCACAGGAAGGGATAAATGCTATTTCTATCAGTGGAATCAATATGCAAATAATCTAGAAATGGTTTATTTTGATAAGGAATGGATGAACGAAACCATACCTAAGTTACACGATTTTTATTTAGAGTATTTAGAGGCAATAAAAAACCCCGGCGAATACATTGAGGGTTTAGTTCAACTGATACCCGAGAGCGTACACGCCGATAATTACATTGCGGCCAAGGAAAAGCTAGAAGAGGCAAAGGCGGATTTAGAAGAGGCTAAGGAGCAGCTGATAAAACTGGCTAACGGTAAAAAATCAAAAATAGGAGATTTATTGGTTTACCCCATTGAAAAGAAGGGGTCAGTCAGTTATGCTAAAGCTATAAAGGATTTAGCGCCAGACGCAGACCTGAGCGGCTATACCGGAAAACCTTCTACCTCGTGGGGAATAAAATGATAGAAATGATGATAATGATAATTAAGATATGGATTATAATGTCGTTTGCAGGTATTGCTGGAGCTTTTTCCATTTTTATCTTGTATAAAATCGCGGAGCTTCTTGGGTTATGAAACTAAGAGACTACCAACAAGAAGCCGTAGAAGCCGCGCAAGCGGAGCTTTCACAATGTTATGAGCCGTGCTTGATCGAGGCCGCCACAGGCTGCCACAGAAAAGGGACGCTGTTTATAATGAGCAACGGCAGCTTTAAGGCTGCAGAGGATGTTTGCGTTGGCGACAAACTGCTAAACCCTGCAGGCGGCTTTAATGAGGTTATGAGCCTATGCCGTGGGTTTGATTCTATGTATAAGGTGACCCCAACTAAGGGCGATTCCTTTTATTGCAACGGAGGTCACATACTACACTTAGAAAAGACTCCTACAGGAAAGAAAAATTTTACTACCGGGTCTATTAATCTAACTGTTAACGAATATTTGAATAAGAATAAGACTTTCAAACACACTCACAAGATAAAAAGGAATGATCTCCAGATAGAGTTTGATGTAGAGCCTAAGCCGCTACCAATCCCTGCTTACATGTTAGGTCTGTTTTTGGGCGATGGGCATATCGGTAGCGCTGTCGGAATAACAACAGAAGACAAAGAGATAGTAAGCTCTATATATAAATACGCAGAAGAGGTGGGGCTTAATGTTGTCCCTCACTTTAACGACAGCAAAACGTGCCCGTCTTATAATTTTAGTCTTCCTAAGGGTGTTCAGACCAGGGGGAAAGGCAAGCTACAGAACATTTTTAGGGCGATGGGGTTATGGAAAAAAAAATCTGGAAATAAGTTTATCCCCAGCGAATATAAAACAGCGCAGCCTGAGGACAGGTTAAAACTTTTGGCAGGTTTAATTGATTCAGACGGTAGTTTATCTTCGGGATGCTTTGATTATCTATCAAAATCTGAAACATTAAGCAATGACGTTGCTTTTATTTGCAGAAGTTTAGGCCTATCTTCTAATGTAACCAAGTGTAGAAAATCATGCAAAGGATTTTCAGGTGTATATTATAGAGTCTGTATAAGCGGAGACTGTCACATAATACCGACCAAACTGCCAAGGAAAAAGTGCGGAATTAGGAATCAAAAGAAGAGGAACTCTGTAACAGGGTTTAAAATAGAAAAGGTTTCCGATTGCGAGCCCTATTACGGGGTTCGTATAACTGGCAACCATCTTTATTTTTTGCATGATTTCACGATAACCCATAACAGCGGAAAATCACACATAATCGCAGCGGTAGCCCACTGGCTTCACCAAAAATCAGGTAAAAAAATACTGTGCCTTGCACCATCCGCTGAACTTGTCGAGCAAAATCACGAAAAGTATTTGCAGCTAGGCGAGAAGGCAAGCATATACAGCGCGAGCATACAGAAAAGCTTGCGTCATGATGTTGTATTTGGTACGCCAATAACTGTGTTAAATTCTATTTGTCGATTTAGGGATAAGTTTGCGGCTGTCATTGTTGACGAAGCGCATGGAATAACCCCGACAATAAAAACAATAATTGAAGAGCTGAAATCAAAACATAAAAACCTAAGGGTGCTAGGCTTGACTGCTACACCGTATAGAATGGGTACAGGATATATTTATCAGTACGACGAAACCGGTAAGCCAGTGCCTGAAACGCAAACACACGAGCCGTATTTTAACAAGCTTGTATACAGCGTCGATGCGCCCTATTTAATATCAAAAGGTTTTTTAAACCCGCCGGTCTCTGAATGCACAAACACGCACTACGACACAAGCAAGCTAGAAATAGGTAATGACGGCAAATACACGCCCGAGAGCGTCGAGGGCGCGTTTGTTGGAAAGGGTAGGCTAACGGCTGATATAGTCGCGGACGTTGTAGAGCGCTGCAAAAAACGCCATTGCGTGATGCTGTTTGCAAGCACAGTACAGCACGCTAATGAAATCATGGAAAGCTTGCCGAAGGAACTGTCCAGAATAGTGACAGGCGAGACTAAAAATAAAATACGAAAGCAAATAATAAAAGACTCTCGCGAGGGTAAAGTTAAATACTTGGTTAGCGTTGGCGCACTAACAACTGGCGTTGATATACCTAGGGTGGATGCGATCGCAATACTCAGAGCTACAGAGTCTGCAAGCTTGTTACAGCAAATAGCGGGCCGTGGCGCTAGATTGTGTCCAGAGATAGGAAAAACAGATTTTCTATTTTTAGATTATGCTGAGAACATAGAGCGCCATTGCCCAGACGGTGATATATTTAACCCTGAGATTAAAGCGTCATATCAATCAAGAGGAGAGCATCTAGTTAGCGCGCGTTGCCCTGATTGCGGTACTGTTAACGAGTTCGGTGGGCGCGAAAACAAAGAAGGTTTTCAGGTAACCGAGGAAGGTTATTTTTGTGACCTAACCGGAGAGCCCATCGTTGTTGATAAAAAACCAATGCCCGCGCACTACGGTCGCAGATGTTATGGACAAACAGTTACACACGGCATTGTTGAGCGTTGTAATTATAGATGGTCGAGTAAAGAGTGCCTAGATTGCGGTCATCATAATGATATAGCTGCGAGATATTGTGAGCAATGCAAATCAGAATTGATTGACCCCAACGAAAAATTAGTAATTGAACACAAGAAATTAAAGAAAGATCCCTATAGCTTAACGACTGACAAAGTGTTATCGTGGGATTGTGTTGAACATATGAGTGCGGCGGGTAATAAGACGATGAAAGTAACATATACCACTGAGTATCGCACGTTTAGCGCGTGGTATATGGAGCGCAAGAAATCCCTGTGGATTGATTTGTGCTTAGCTGTATACGGTAAACCATGCCCTGATATCAGCACTTTCTTAAAGTACGTCAATAGTCATGGCAGGATGCCGCTAACAGTTACCGTTAGGCGCGAACAGGATTCAAAGTTTTTTACGGTGTTCGGACATAATAGAGAAGAGGATTTGGCAGATAATGAGGGTCAGTTTAACGAAAAACACAAGCCCGTTATAAATTCAGATGGGGTCATTTTTAACAGCCTAAAAGAAGCTGCCGAATACATTAAAAAATTAGGGTTAACTTCATGTGAAAACGCCTCACCGACCATAGGAGCTTGCGCAAGGGGTGATATTGTTAGCGCTTACGGTTTTAATTGGTCTTATAATATTTGCGTAAAGCCAGAGCGGCAAATAAAAAAAAATACATCAAGCAGAAACAGGCAGGTCATAAATAGCGATGGTGACATTTTTTCATCTATTCCAGATGCAGCTATTTTTATTAAGGCCACTGGAAAAAGTGGCGCAAGCTTAGAAAGTATAGGCAAGGCTGTATGGAACGCCATACATGGGAAAAGAACAGAAGCTTATGGTTTAGGGTGGTCTCACGATATAGAAAATATACCAATTGGGCCAGTGGCCGAAAGGCCATTTAAGGGCAGTGATGGAAATACATATAAAAGTATAGATGAGGCTGCGATTTTTTTGACAGAAAGCGGACTAATTAGTGGTAAGATTAGCGCTAGGTCAAGCGTTTCCTCTTGCCTTAAAGGAAAAAGCGGAGCGGTGGGCGGGATTAAATTTACGTACGACTTAGATCATATGTTTGATGACACAAGAATAGTTAACAGTAATGGTGATATTTTTGACAATATTGAGGATTGTGTCAGATGGATTTCTGAAAGAAAAAGCGGAGATATAAACGGTCAATTAGTAAGAAATTGCATAAACGGAAAGGCTAAATCGGCTTACGGCTTCGCTTTTTCTTATCTGCGCGACGGAGTTCCGGTCGATGCGTATTGCGTAAAAAAAGTAATAAACGATAAGGGGTTTGTTTTTAATTCTACCCGAGATGCTGCCAGGTATGTAATAGAGGTTGATAAGTCATCTAATGCAAGTGAAAAAGCGGTAGGGGAAAAAATAAGATGCACCGCCGCTGGATCTCAAAAAACAGCATACGGCTACAAATGGGAGTACGTAGATTAGATGAAATTCCCACCGGAAATTAAAGTATACGGCGATCTATCATTCAGGGGTAAATGCCCTCATGAGTCAGCCGACCAAATAACATTTTTTAATGTTGTCCGAAAAACATACCCAAAAATCGGAATTATAGCAACGCACATACGCAACGAAGGTAAGCGCTCATATAGTCAAGCGGCTAGACAAAAAGCGGAGGGTATGACTAAGGGCGCATCGGACGTGATCATCCCTGGAAACCCTTCTTTCGTTTGTGAGATAAAAAGGCTTGACCACACGAAGTCTAAATGGCAAGATGGGCAACAAGAATACTTAGTAGCAGCGCAAGAAAATGGTTCTTTTGTTTGTGTTGCCCTTGGCTATGAGGCGGCTTTGGAGGCGTTAGAAGAATGGTTAAAATTATGAAGATATTAATTGCGTGCGAAGAAAGCCAAACTGTATGCAAGGCGTTTAGAGAAAAGGGTCACGAAGCATATAGTTGCGATACGGAAGAGTGTAGCGGTGGCCGCCCAGAGTGGCATCTGCAAGGCGACGTAAACCGCTGGTTAGACTCGGATTGGGATATGATAATAGCGCACCCCCCATGCACTTATTTGACAAACTCTGGCGTTTGCTGGCTCACTGGAAAAAACAAAAAACCCGAGCGATGGGCGCAGCTAGAAGAAGGTGCCGCATTCTTTAAATTATTTTTAGACCACCCGTGTGAAAAGATAGCCATTGAGAATCCGATAATGCACAAATACGCTATAGATCGCATAGGAAGGAAGCATGATCAAATTGTTCAGCCCTATATGTTTGGTCATACAGAAAGCAAGGCCACCTGTTTTTGGTTTAGGGGATTACCTCCATTAATAGAAGCCGATAACGTAAAAGATAAAATGTTGAAATTACCAAAGAGGGAGCAGCAAAGACTGCACTATTTGCCACCTAGCAAAGACAGGGCGAAGTTAAGGAGTAAAACATACACCGGCATAGCTAAAGCTATGGCGGAGCAGTGGGGCTAGAATGGATCACCACCCGCATGACGAACAGTGGATAAAAGAACAAATGCAGCGGATACGCCCAAAGTGGCGAGCGCGAGCATCCGAACTATATAAAGAAAAGTTTATAAATGTTTACGCGATAGATAAGGACGAGTCGCTAGCAAGAATAGAAGCTAATACACTTTTAAGGTCGTTAGTAGATAAAAGCATAAAGGTATCATTATAAATAACAAAATAGTACTTTAACTTACCGGTGCGTTAGGCTACTATTACATAAAACAAGGGGTTAATAAAATGCAAGAAAGTTACGAAACCACGGAGCGCATTGATCGCATTGAGCAAGAATCGAGAAGGTTATCTAGGAAGATTCTAAAAATTGAAAAAAGGCTTTCTCTTTTTGATAAGCACGAAACAGAAAAGCACCTCAATGAGCAACTTGAGATAGCAAAAGACATTAAAAATAAGTTTTCTTTGATGTATACAAAAATAACTGTTCTTGAATCTGTTCGTTATTATTTAAAGCATGATGATAGGCTTTTTAGATGCTCTAATAATATTATAAAAGCCTTCGATGAAGATAAAAAGTTCTGGAGCAACATAGATGAAATGACACTGGAGGAGGTTTCAGAAGTTTTTTATACGTTGTACCCGCAATGATTGACTCACACAAGCCCTGCCTTGGCTGTAATAACGGAACTATGCACAGAGTAGATAATATCAGAGAAGGCGTTATACGCGGCTATTGGTGCCCAAAATGCAACAATTGGGAAACGCTAGATGTGCCACTGCGAGGAAAGAAAAAAGAATTAAAAGGTAAGTCGTTATGAGTATTTTGAAAATAGACATGCTGCCAGCCGGATACACTGGAAAAGTAAGAACTCACACGTATGATAATGTGGACCGATGGGATTATTTTTTAGATGGCGAGTTTGTAGAGATAGTGCAGGGCAACAAGTTAACGCATATTCCCGTTATTCGCATCGATAGAATTATACAGGTTGATACAAAAGTTTTGAATATGGTGAAGTGATATGAGCCCAAAACCGAAGAACCCCATCAGAGACGATCTGTATTGTCCATCTTGCGGCTATCAAGGCATGAGGCAGAAGTGTGACCTAGCGCAAAGCGGCCGTAAGCGTTACGTCTGCATGTCCTGCAAGTCTAGAACAACAAAACCATCCTATTCGGAGGTTCAAGTTTTACCTAAGTTCCGTGTGTCAAAAATAAGAAAAGCTAGACGGTTTATAATCACTTCCGCTGTAAACGATACCGGAATAGTCGAGGAGGCCCACAAAACTTTTATAAAATGGGCTGAAGAAAACAACGCCGAATACTTAATAATACCAGGCGTTTATAAAAATCCCGACTTAATGAATCAAGGCATAACAAATAATTTTAAATGGCCAGAGGAGATACTCCCATATCTATGCAATGCTGATACCAAGCTAGGCGATAACATAATTATAAAAGGTGAGACAAGGATACAATACACCGCCGTCAACCCTTTGTGTGGGCTTAATCACGCCGGAGGCATGGACAGCGAAATATATGGACACCCGCAGATAGCGGCTGAACCAGTGGCCACACCGAGAGGGGTAGACCCAAAGTATCTAATGACAAGTGGAACCATATCCAAGCCAAACTATGGGGACAGTTTAAAAGCAAGAAAGGCAGAGTTCCACCACTCTATAAGCGCGCTTATAGTCGAGGTTGAGGGTAAGAATTATTGGTCTAGAAATATTCACTTTGACGGTTCCGGCGCTTATGATCTTGACAAATATTACTCTCCTAATAGTGTAGAGCATTCAAAAAATGTAGCTGCCATAGTGTACGGTGATACCCATATTAGAGCGCTTACCAAAAAGACTGAGTCTCTACTAGATTCCTCAGCAAGCTTGCTAAACCCCAAAAAAGAAGTTTTTCACGACCTTCATGATCACGCCATAGGTAGTCATCACAAGAAAGGAAAGACAATAACACTACTCCATCAATCTATACATAAGCAAACAGATTTAAGGACCGAGTTAATGCAGGCGGTAGACTTTCTTGACAAGCGTCCAGGGTGCTATCTTGTCGACTCTAACCACCATCGGCACCTAGACCAGTGGTTTGAAAGATATAAACCAAATGGTGACGACATTGTTAATCTAGAACTCTATTTTGAGCTAGGTGAACTATTAAATAAAAGCATAAAAAATGGTGGAACCACTGATTTATTTAGGTTATTCTGTGAAAAATATTGCACAGCTATAAATATTAACTTTATAACACCAAACGATAACTTTGAAATAGAAGGAATTAACTGCTCACAGCATGGTGATAGAGGGCCAAACGGTTCAAGAGGAAGTGCTGCGGGGTTTGCTAAGACGGGTGCCAAGACCATGATAGGACATTCTCACTCGTGGCGTATTATCAAGGGAGCTTATCAGGTAGGGGCTTCTGTCGAAAATTTGGAGTACGAAAGCGGGTTTTCTACGAATAGTATTGCTAGCGGAATTATTTATAATAACGGTAAGCGTGCAATATTTACTATTAAAAATAATAGGCTATCGCCTATGATGAGGGTAAAATGAAACAATCAAAAATAGAATCTTTAATAGAAAGCCTGCTTAATATTGCCGTTGGATACGGGGTAGCGCTTGCAGCTCAAATGCTTATTTTTCCGCTATTTGATATACACGTATCACACCATGATCACATGGCCATCGGAGGTCTTTTTACAATAGTATCTTTGATAAGGTCATACATAATAAGGCGCTTATTTAACAACGGTATTTATAATAAATTTAAAGAGGTTTTTGACAAATGAAAATATTAGTGCTTGGAGCCGGAAGGCATGGCAAAGATACCGCTGCCCATTTTATTGCAGGTTTAACAGGGTTAGAGTTTACGAGTTCAAGCTTATTTGCTTGCGAGAAGGCGGTGTATCCACACATGGAATATAACAGCGTAAGAGAGTGCTATAGAGACAGGCACAACCACAGGCAGTTATGGTACAATTTAATAAAGGATTACAACAAAACTGATAGATCCAGACTTTGCATGGAGCTTTTAATTGAGTACGACATTTACGTAGGTATGCGCGACGATGAAGAGTACGAGGCCAGCAAACACTTGTTCGATCACATATTCTGGGTTGACGCAAGCGGAAGAAAGCCGAAAGATGAGACGATGAAAATAGAATATGACGAACATAAAATGACTCTTATAGACAATAATTCTTCAGTTATAGAGTTATTTGAGGAAGTGGTTTGTGAGCTAAACCTTATCTTTAATCTTTGATTTCTGTCTTATACGCCACTGAGACAAACAAAAAGTTGCCACTGTTACCAGAGCGCCCACAAGGGCGCACATAGCAACAATGCCGGAACTGTTTTCGTTCCAAAACTGCAAAGAAAAAATAGACGCAACGCCAGGCGTTACGGCTATCGTTGCGCTTATTTTTGAAACCGTTGTTGACACTTGTTCAATCTTATCTTGCATTAAGGTCGCTCTATAAGAATTCTAAACGAAATACGAACAGTTCCAGACCATCCTACTGCTGTATTAAGCCTTAGTTGTTTAGCGCCCGGCACCGACTCAGGATAATCAGACCCAAACAATAGGCTATTAGTTGCTATTTTTGACTCGCCGCCATGTGCGACAACATCCGACAAAAACGAGGTATCTGTACCGCTGACCCCGTATCTTATGTTGCTTAAGTTTGCTAGATCTCCCGCTGTTACAACGAGATCTGTGACTATGCCAGTGGCTAAAGGTATTATGTAGGCTGGATCATTTGCGGGCACGGTTACCTCAAAAGCTTGGTATCCTTGGTCAAAATAAATTGTTCCATCTGCAAGTTGGATTGACTTTGCGCCGCGAATAGTAAAGGCTTTAGAGCTATCAACGTTTACGATTTTGTCTGTCAATATTGTTGAGTTTTCTGATTCTTTATAAAGCGCCGTTGAGCCACAGTTGATCGCTTCGCCAACTTTTAACGTGCTGTTACCTCGAATATTAATACCATCTGTGCCTATACCTTTAAATATAAGAGTACCTATTTGTATATCGCTCCACGACTCTTGGTAGACAACGTCGTTATCACT